TAGGGTCTTGTTGAGTTATAGTTTGAATAGTATCTATATCCATACCTCTTCCATGCATATCTAAAATCATTTGTGTTGTTTGTTCATCAAGAACAGGACCTGCATTTTGATATCCTATTCTCCCACCATTAGCTGCGTTTTGATATACTTCAATCATTTCTGCTGGTGAATATTTTCTAGCAGATTCTGCAGGTAAAAAATTTAAATTTGCTGCTAGGCCTTGTTTTTGATCTAATATGTTTGCAGATTTTTTAAGGTCAGCTAATTGTAATGCTGTTTCATCTGGCGACGCGGCACTTGTAGTTCCATCTTCATTTTTTTTAGTAAACAATCCTGCTACTGCACCACCGATTGCCGGTAAAACATATTTATCCACACCACCTTCACGATATTCTGTACCGTCTATTTTTTTCTTTTTTTCACCTTTAAAAAAAGTATCAAGAGGATTTTCATAACCTTCTGCTTCGTTGTCAACTCTTTCTTGCGATTCTCTTTCCAAGTCTTCATATGATTTTCCAGTAAAAGCCATTTCAATTGGGTCTTTAATATATTTTTGAAAGAACGATCCAATACCATATTGTTTTCTACCATCAACACCCATGATACCACCATACGCTGCCATCTGTCTGTCAGGTAATACTGGTCCTGTAGGTTTAGGTTGGAAAGGATTTACTGGTTTTGTTGGATCTTGTGGTAAAGGATTGCCACCTGACATTTGTCCTTCGGCCATTGCTTGTTGCATAAACTGTTCAAGAGTCATAGGTTCAAGACCTTGCTCCATCATGTCATCAACGTATTTTAAATACTCTTCTTCTAGTTGAGCCATCATCATTTGCTCCATTTCTTGTGGAGATTTAGGACCTTCATTACCACTATATTTAATAGATGGTGCGTTAGTCTGTAATTCTTCTGAAATTTGTATATCTTCTATTCCCATGGTTTTGTCAGTTTACTTTGTTTTTGAGAACAAATCAAGAGGAGGCATGATAACTTTTACGTCTTGCGCCATCTCCTCTGCTTTGTACCCTTTAGTTTCCCAGTCTTTTCTTGTCTTAAAAACCTCTCCAGTTTCTTTGTGTCTGTAAGTTTCCTCTACCTTAGCGTCATATACTTTCATTATGTTGTTACCTCTTTCTTAATATTTAGATAGCTAATAGCTACATCAAACGAGTCTGATGTGCTTGATTGTACTTTAAAAGGTGTACCACCTTCTATTATTAGCGGTTGAGTTAATAATTCTGTTGTAACATTAGCAGTTAAAGCTGCAGATTTAATAGCTGTAATACTGTTGTTTGTTACAGTAACAACTGGTGTACCAGCTGATGTAACTAATATTGATTTAATAACTATAGTTTCATTAATTGCAGGAACACCAGCACCTAATGGTGTAAGTGCACTACCACTTGTATCATTATCTATACCTGCAAATTTATATTGGTTTACTACTGCCATTAATCTAAAAAGAAACTTCTAGCTTCTATTTCCTGTTTTAATTCTTCTTGAAATGTAGTGTTAAGTTTTTCCAACACCGCATCTAAATCTCTAACCAAAGACTGTGCTACGTCTTGTTCGTATTCATTACTTGCTCTAGTTAATGTTTGTACTATTTTTGCCATTATAAACTTGCAATGCCTCCTCTAACATAACCAGTTCTTCCTCTGCCGGTTTTATTAGAAAAATTTTCATTAGTGCCTGTATTTTGAGAGGCAAAATTTCCACTACTATTATTATTATTATTATTATCACTATGTATGTTAGGTTGAGTATATGTTTTTTTCTTAGGTGTTGGAGTTGGTTCTGGAAAATAATCAGCACCATGCATTATAACATCATCAATTTTTACAGCACCCGCACCACTATCTAATAATGCTTCTTCATAGTTTCCGTAATTTTTACCATCAACAATTCTATCTGTAATTTTATCTAATCTTTTATTTGCTATTCGTTCTGTTCTAGCATCTTCATAAGCTTGTTGAGTATCATAACCTGTAAATTTTTTTCTATTTTTATTTAAAAAATAAATTGCACCAGCACCCAATGCTAAAGGTGCAATTGCACTACCACCACTAATTAAAGATTTAACACCTGTATTAAGTGCACTTCTTTTTAAGAAGTTTATAGGATTTAAAGATATGTTACCGTCTGTAAAAGGCATACCATATGTATATTTAGGGTTTTGTTGTTGATCTATCCCTAAAAGTTTTGCAGCATAATTTAAACCTACGTCAGTAAGTTTACCTTTTCCGTATTTTAAAGCTATAGACATTAATAAAGATTCCATTATCGTCTTCCTCCAGCATGTATATCTAACCTAAAAGTTCCTAACTTCCAACTGGTATCTACTGCTGTGTTAGATATTGTAAGAGCTATAGCTCTTGCTCTTGCACGTGTATCTACTTTTGTTGTACTTGACGTAACTGTAAAAGGTCCTAATGATGAGCTAACTGCTGTATCACTTGGATAATTTCTTAAATCTAATTGTATAACTGCACTTCCTTGTTGTGATATAAAGTCAGGTATAATTCTACTTACTCTCATAATATTTTCACCATCACCTCTAAGGTCAGCCATGTTTGTAGCGGCTCCTCTTACAACTTTTTGTGTAATGTCATAATCACCTGAAGTAATGTTAGCTGGAATTGCAACAGCATTTGATGCTGCTTCTTGTTGGTTAACACCTGTTTCGTGTTCAAAATATATTGTTACACCATCTGTATTACCAACAACATCGAATGACACGTCGTCATCAGGATTATATTTAGTTGCATGTGGTAAACCAAATACAGCAGAGTCTTCCCATGTTGTTCTAGGAAATAAACTACTTGCATTTGTAAACCATATAGGTCGTTTAGCAGTTGAATCTAGATAACTATATGTTACTGATCTGTTAACATTGTTAGATGTAGCTGTTGGGTAAAACCAAGTAATTTCACCAAACAAGTTATTAATACCACAATACACTAATTGATTAGAGGTAGTGTTAAGATCATCATAAACATAGTCTTCAACCAAACAGTCCATAGATTCTAGCTTACCAGTGTATCTAAAGAAACCATTGTCAGACATCCAATATGCAGCACCATCAACTTCTACGGCTGCATTCTGTCCTATCAATCCACAGTTAGTACCAACTTGTTCAAAAGCAAATGTAAAAGGAGTTCCAACAAAACGCATGGTAAATAACGCAGTATCAGACCAAACATAAATTGCATTTCTACCGAGTACAGCACCCATGATCCGTGATCCGGCGGCCAGTCTTTGTGTACCAGCACTATTCTCAGCTGTAGGTGTATAGTCATTAATATTTTCTTGAGAAGAAAATCTTATAAACATTTCATCTTGAGTAGTTTTATCTCCTATAGTTGTTTCTGTTCCAAAAAATACTAAGTGACGGTCAGGTGTTGACACTAACATATTACGTGACGCTGTTGGTGCACCGGATATAATAGTTGCTCTTGTTGATGTTGCATTTGTTGCATCACCATCCCATTGAAAACATTCTCCATTATGAATTAAAGCAATAAGTGTTGTACCTAAATTGTCCAAAGACCATAAACCGGGATCTGTTACTGAGTCAGTGTTAGCTGCAGGTGATCCCCAACCTGTAAAAGATGAAGTGTTGGTTACAGTAGCACCATTACTGTGCGCAGCTCGTGTTGAACCTCGTACAGCTCTTGTTATACCAGTTAATTTACTACCTGTAATTCCTGTGTATGATATTTCTTCTGAACCTACTTGAATAAAATTTGTACCAGAACTTGGAAAACCAGTCGTACTAGTTAATGTAATTTCTGTAGCCGAACCATTGTTACCGTCTGTGTTGTCTCCTAATAAACCATTTAATGTAGTTGTTAATGCTCCTAAAATATTACCACCCCATAATGATATACCCCAACCAAATGCACCTAGTTGTTCTGGTGGTCCTACGTGATAGTATTGAAAATAGGTTATACCACCTGATGTTGTTGCACCACTGCCTGTTTCATTACTAGGCATTGTAATAGTAATTGTAGAAGTAGTTGGTACGCTTGTTACCATAAATTTTTTATCTGCAAAATCTGCGGCAACAAAATTAGAGTTTGTGATAGCACTAAATGTAGTTGCATCACCAAATAAAATAATATCTTGTGGTTGAAAATTATGTGAACCACTAAATGTAAGTGTTACTGTTGGAGATCCATTAGTTGTGCTAAATGCATTTGTAATAGCCGTGCCTGATGGGTTAGTTAATGGATGTATATCGTAAAAAACACCACCAGAATATACATATAAAATCCTGTTTGTGCCAATAGCCGCAAATTTAGTTGATGCTTTGTTTACAAAATGATGCAAACCTCTAGCTACACCTGTTAATTTAGAAGCACCTAATTGGTTCCAGCCACCTATTTTTTCAGGTGTACCATATCTAAAACGCACATTTTCACCGTCTGTCCATTGTGACTCAGCTCCGGTAGATGTAACTTGTTTATTGAATCCTGGTAAAAAACCTAGTTTTTGTAACATAATTTTCCTTTTATCACATTAACAATGAGTTTAAAACACTTGAATTATTAGTGTTCTTTGTTAAAAAGGCTTTAGAAATATGAAGATTGATACAGAGATAACTTCACAAATACCAGTAGATTATACTTTTATAACAGGTAAATCAAATATAAATTGCTCTTATTTTATAGATAAAATTGAAGAGGGTATAGGTAGCGAAGATAACAGAAGTTTTCAAACTAATTTAAAGTCATATATGACTAGTTGGGATTTTTTTATAAATGACACAAATTTTCATAATTTTTTACTTCCTATATTAGATAAAATAGATTCATACCCTAATGTTCCTCCATATTATTTGCAAAGTGCTTGGGGTTTAAAAGAAAATTTTAGTCATAGAACAACAGTACATAATCATGAATCTTGTTTTATGTCAGGGGTTTTATATCTCAATAATCATTTACAAGTTTTAAATTTTCCTAAAGTAAAAAAAACTGTAAAACCGGAAAAAAATAAATTTGTTATTTTTTCTAGTTTTTTAGACCATTATGCAGAAAGAAACAAAACAACAAAATCTAAATATGCAATAGCTTTTAATTTAGGCTATCAATTAAATTATAAATAAATGAAAAAAATAATTGATGATTGGTTAGACCAAGATTTAGTTGAGTTTTTAGAACATAACTTTTTATATGAGAAAGCTCACTGGTTTGGACATTCGTCATTAGATAACAATAAAAATATTGATAACAGTTTTTACAGTCATCTTTTAGATAGCAATGAGCCAATCAACAAATATCTTTTTTATAAATTAAAAAAAACATTAGATATAAATTTAAGTTTATTAAGAATGTATTTAAATATCCAATGGAAAGAAATGAATGGTTCTTTTCACACAGATGATGGAGATATTACTTGTTTATATATGGCGACTAAAACTAGAAAAAAAGATGGTGCTTTTCAAATAAAAGGAACAAATAAAATTAAATTTGTTCAAAATAGATTAATATGTTTTGATTCTAATAAAATGCACCGAGGTTTAGCACCTGACGATGGAGTTAGAATTACTCTTGCTTTTAAAACTAAAATAATAAAATAAATTATTTTCTAAACCACGACGGAAGTCCTACATGTAATCTTCCATCAAAAATATTATTATTATTTTTATTATGTTTATTGTAATGTAAAAAAACTTGCACGCAATCTTGACCAACAAAAGGGTCTCTCCAATGTTCTAATTCTTGTCCTTTATAAACTAACATGTCCCCTTGTTTTAATGTTACCTTATTTCCTTTTTGATTTTCTTTTCCTGTTTTATCTATAAATATTGGCCATGGGTCTCCGCCAAGATTTAACGTTACTGATATTTCACATGAGTATCTATCTTTATGTCTTTCAAGAACATCTCCTTGTTTATAAATTCTAGCGTAAGAATAGTTGGGAACTAATTTATGTTTTACTATTTTTTCTAAAGTAGGTTGAACTGATAACAACAAAGTTTCCATAGCAGTGTCTGCATAATGAGAGTATGTGTTAGGCACTTGTTTATCCCTCCAATGTCCAAAATCTTCTGTTAATAATGATATATATTTTGTTTCAAACATAGTTTGTGCAACTTGTCTTTTTATCAAAAAATAATTGTAAATAAAATTTGCTAAGTCCAAATTAATTGCTTTTTTAATTACAGCTATTTTGTCTTTTTTATAATTGTATTTCATTTTATTTTCCTATCTTAAAATTTAAAGCTATTGATATTCTATCCTCATCTACCATGTGTTGTTCTACTGAGTGAATAAGATCTGATCTAAAAACAATCAAAGTTCCTTCAGTAAATGATACTTTCCAAACTGTTGAATTAACATCTATAAAATTTTTTACAGGTAGTTTTGATTTTTCATTAAAATCAGTAAATAAAACTTTAGCAGAATTAATAGAACCTTTAAGAAAAAAAATAGCACTTATGTCATAAACATGATGATCATGATACTCTTGACCTTGATGTTTTTTATAAATATTTAGCCAAGCGTTTTTTTCGTAAATATTAGAATAGATTTGCAATCTATCGCAATATTCTTTTACACAAGTTTCAATCCACAATAAAATATTTTTAAATTTTTTGTTGTTGTATAAATTATAAGTGCCACAAGTGTTATATATTTTATTTGAATCATACCAATTATTTCCACCAAGATTATATTTTTTTTCTATTAAATAACTTTCTTTAATTAAATTTGTTAGTGGTTTTTTGTATTGAAAAAACTTTAATATTTTTGGGAATAAAACTATTTCTGTCATCTATAAGGTTTTCCTAAATTCCAAACAACTAGACTATATCTTGTTCCCGATGTTACAGGTTTTACTCTATGCCACACAAAACTAGGAAAAACTATAATTGTACCTTTAGGTAAAATATTTTTACATTGTATAATTTTTTTATCGTGGGGCATGTATGATCTTGTGTCAAATTCTAATTCTCCACCATCGTATTCGCTTTCATCATTTAATTGACAAGTTACTGACAGCTTTCTTATTTTACCAAATGCATTGGGTTTTGTTTTATCTTTGTATGGAGTATCTTGAGAATCACAATGCCAATCGTAATATTGATTTAATTTATATTTTGTAAATTGACAAGACTCAGAAGAATCCCAATCAAAATTCCAGCCAGCTCTTTTATTTGCTTCATCTATGTATGGATGTATTTCTTTATAAATCCAATTATCATTTAACCAAGCAACATTTGAATTTCTTAATTTTTTTAAATTTTGTTTTTCTTTATTATTTAAAGGATTTTTAGACACGTCTCTTGACACACCTTCTCCTCCTGTTATCCCTATTTGATCCTGACAACTTAAACCATAATCTATAATCTCATCACAAATTCTTTCTGGTAAAGCAGACGGAAAACAATAAAAATAATCACTTAAGTTCATATAACATACTTTGTATAAAATTAATTTTATGGCTTTCATTCGAGTTTACGTAATAACTTTTATTAGATGGAAACATAATAAAATCATTTGTAGATAATTTAACAACATGTTCTTTATTTTCATTTACAAAGATAGTTACTTCACAACTATCTTTATGTATTTCTGTTCCATAAAGAACAGTAAAATTATATTTGTGTTTCATTATTTTTGAAGATTGTAATGGTAAATAAAAACTACCCCATGTTTCAATACCCTCTAATGATAGTTTATGTTTAGCTATTGCATAATCTCTAATATAGGTATCAACTTTATCTAAATCTCTTGAGAAAGGAAATTTTTTATTAAGATACTCTTGTTCGAAAGTACCCATGATTAATGGTTTAGAATTTATTTCAAATCCTTTAGGCATGTTAACTTTACCATAATACAGACTAGTGCTTGTTAATTCTTTCTTTTGCATAAACGATATTATTATAATCTAATTATAGTAATAATCAATTATAAATTATCGTCTGTTAAATCCCATCTTCCATTATCTTCATTCCAATTATAAAACCATAAATGAGTTAATGCATTGTTTTGTGAAATTTGTTCTTCTGTTAAATCAGGTGCGTCCCCTACTGGAGATTGCCATTCTTTTGCAGAAACATTTTTAACCCAAGACGGATATGGTTTAGCGGGCCAAAACATATCATTTGTAGCATCCCAAGTTCCACCTAGTTGTGCAAAATTTACTCTAAAATTTAAATTGTATGAAGTTTGTATCCATTTTTCTGCAGGCCAATTACTATGTGTTTGTAAATATTGTTGTCCTAATAATTCTTGTTCTTCATTATTTTCATCTAACAAATTGTGATTGTCAACACAATGTACTGCTAGAATTAAATTGTCATCGTCTATTTTTGCAAAGTGTGCCATATTATTGAAACTTATACCTTATTATTACTATACCTGAGCCACCAGCACCAGGAACAGCACTATTTGTACCTTGAATAGTTCCTCCGCTACCGCCGCCTCCTGTGTTTGCATCTCCAGCATTACCTGGGGTTAAACTACCTGCAGGTGGTGTTTCTCCGCCACCGCCTAATCCTCCTGCACTGGGCCCATTAGGTGTTGAGTATATTCCTCCAGCACCTCCGCCAGCAAAATATTGATTACCACCACTAGGCTCTCCATTTGAACTAACAAAAGCAGTTGGAAAGGCTTTACCTACTCCACCAACACCACCGACATTGTTTGGACTTCCTGTTCCGCCGACAGCATTTTTTCCGCCTCCGCCTCCGCCAGCGTCATTTCTTGCACCACCATTATTTCCTTCATCAGTAGTTCCTGATCCAGCGTTAGATGTACCTCTACCACCTTGTCCTCCACCAGAGCCTCCTGGATTTCCGTTTGCCATTCTATCTGCACCGCCTCCTCCACCTCCTACAGTGGAAACTCCAAATGCAGATGAAGCAGAACCGTTACCTCCAGCCGCTTTTGTAGCACCCATTGGGGAACCTGGAGAAACACTTGCACCGCCTCCTCCGACAACTATTGGATAACTTTGTACTGATACAGGCACACCTCCTGTTGCTGGTTGTGGAAAATTGTCTCTTAACCCTCCAGCACCACCACCGCCTGAAATATATCTTCCACCTCCAGCACCGCCAGCTACAATTAAATATTCTATTGAATTTGATGTTGATGGGTCTCCAGCACTTGTAACTTCAAAAGTTCCATTTCCTGTGAATGTATGAATTTTATGATTAACTTCTGTCGTTATAGTTCCTCCTGTAGCTTGAACAAAAGGAGGTGGAGCGCTTCCACCAGAACCAAATCCTAAAACTTGATAACCAAATGATTTACTTTTTAGTGTTTGTGTATTTTTTGTATTTTTACTTGAAATAAGTTTATTTTTTAAATCTCTCATATCTAAATTCCTTATGCGTCGTTAGCAGCATCAGTAGTAAAGAATAATTTTATACCTAATAGTTTTGCATCTGCTGTTAAATTATCTGCTGAAACATCTCTAAAGATATTAAAAAATACTTGTTCACCTGCCGCAGGTGAACCTGCAATTGTAATTGCAGATGATTCATTTCCAACCATTAAATCATTAGCTGTGCCACTAAATCCTATTGCTGTTCCTTGTCCTGTTCCAAACCCTACATCGATAGGACCATCATTAGCTACTGCAACACCCGCTAAAATAAATTTAGCTGAACCCGTGTTTGTTGTATCTGCTGTAAAAAAAGGTTGAAAAGTTACTGTGCCTTCATTCCATGATTTAGGAAATGCAACAGCAAATTGAGCAAATTCATCTGAAGATTGATCAAAATCTAAAGTTTTAAGTTCAGGCTGTCCAGCTGTTAACTCTGTTTGTGCTATATCTGCACAACCATT